CTGGTCCCGATGATTCGGTCGGCATCGCGCAAGGGATTGCTGCCGAGCACATGAAGTTAAGCGCGCAAAACGCCGTGGGAATGCGCACAGTTTCCATTCGGCTGCCCGAGTTTTGCATCGAGGGACGCCAGGTCACGATGCGGATCACCGGCTTCCGAAAAGCCTGGACCGAAGAGGAAATCGAAAAGCGCCGCGACGAAACAGAAGACGCGTTCTATAGGAGGCTGCACCCATCATGAGCAACCTGATCTATCCCGGGCCGTTTCGCGGGCTGGCCTTCACTACCTTGAAGACGCCAGGGTTCGCGACGATCGCGCAGCGCTCCGCATCGAAATCGTCCGTCAACATTGCGCAGTCCTACAACCCGTTCTGGACCTGGCAACTGATCTATGAAGTTCTGTTCGAAGACGTTGCGCGATCAACTTCCGCGTTTTCGCCGTACAGCGATATTCAGGAGCTGATGGGATTTTTCCTCGCGCGTCAGGGCATGTTCGACGATTTTCTGTATGACGACGTGGACGACGACGCCGTCACCAATCAGGGACTGCAGCTGGTGAATGACGGCGCGGGGAACTACTACTCGCCGCTGCAGAGGAACCTGGGGGGCCAGTTCTTTGAGGACGTGACAGACCTGAACCCGTTGAACGGGAGCGGCCTGGTCGTCAAGGCCAATGGCGTAACGCAGACGGCCGGAACGTGCGGCGTGGGCGGCGCGACATTCGAGCTTCTCGGCCCAGGCCTGGCCATCCCCGGCTATTCGTTCGCCGGAATGTATTTGAAATGGTGCGCGATGCCGACCGCGCCGATCACGGCGAGCTTCAATTTTTATTTCCGCGTGCATTTCGCGACCGACAAACAGGACTTTGAGAAGTTCGTCTACAACCTCTGGACGATCGGCGGCAGTGAAGGGAAAAACGGCAGCGGCACGCTGAGGCTCGAAACCTCGCGCCCGGTCATGGCTTAACCCGATGATCGCTGAACTCTATCAGGATGATGAGGGGATCGTCATCAACGGCGTGCGATTCTGTCCGGGCGTGTTCGATTTTTTCGCCGATGCGGCCAAAGCGGGGACGCTCTTCAGGTTCCATTCCAATCACAACGGCAGCGTGACGATCGAGATTATTTCGCTGCCGGGTTCCCCATCCTCGCCGCCGAATTAGAGAGAGCATGCCACAAGCGAAACGCGAATTCATCGAGATCATGGAATGGCTCGACGAATTCGACGCCTCCCAGCCGGGAGCCACGCCCGGGAAAAGGCTGGCCGATTTGCGCCAGGCATTTCCTTCAATCCGCTCGCAGGTTGAGGCCGCGGGGCTGGTGGACATCTGGAATCTGAAATAAAAAATGAGACAGGTCCTCAGTGGAGCGGGCGTCGATACGACCTCGACGGTCGCGGCCTATCTCGCCGCCGGCAACAAGTTCATCCTCGCGAACCTTTACCTCATCGGCGATTTAGACGACCCGCAGGTAATTGCGATCACCGGCTGGCCAAGTCCCCTCTGCTGGCCAATTTGGGGAAAGACCGATTCTGCGACCGGCTACCCCACTTTTTATCCCTCCGTCATCAAGCGAAACACGATTGACAGCAAAATCGGCCTCGCCGTCGCCGACCTCGAGGTGACCTGGACGCCGAAACTCGCGGGCTTCGCCGCGAGCATCGCCACCGCCAATCCCTTTCAGCTCGCGCAGATGGGATTCTTCGACAATAAATTATTCCGCTGCTGGACGGCTTTCATGCCCACGCCCGGCGACGCCAACACGTACGGTGCAGCGATCATGTTCGGCGGCCGCATCGCGAAGTTCCAGATCGAACGCGGCAAAATCGTCTTCACGGTGAACTCCTTCCTCGATGTGGTGAACGAAATGGTTCCCACGAACGTGATCGAGCTGACCAATACCGGGGCGGGGTACGCGGGAGCGACTCCTCCGGCCGGCTGCGCGACGATTCCTCAATTCAATGTGATCGCGGGATCCACCGCTGGCCTGGTCATTGGGGACCAGACCGGCCCCAACGCGCACGGAATCTTCGCCAACAATCAGCTCGTCGGCGGCTATCTGGTTTTCAACGGAGGCAGCGGGGCAACGCTCGCTCGGCAGTTCGCGCGGATCGCCGGGAACTTCGGCGTGATCGTCAGTGGCACGAAGTACAACGAATTCATACTTTACGACCCACTTCCGTGGGCACCGACCGCCGGGACCGATACCTTCTACGTTTCAGCGGCCGCGCAGGTGAATACAGGCCAGCTTTTGAACGCCTTGCTCAACTCGGGCGGTACGGCATACACGGTCGGGGATGTGCTGACGATTGACGCCGACGCGGCCGGAAACGGCGCGGGCGCCACCGTCCAGGTGATGAGCGTCGCCGGCGGCGTCATTACCGCTGCGCAGCTCTTGAGCGGGGGAGCCGGGTATTACGCCGGAACGGCGAGAGGCGTCACAGGCGGCACGGGAACGGGTGCCACATTCAACCTGACGCTTCCGGACCTGACCCAAGGCTTTCCGTATGTTCCCGCGCCAAACGTAAGCCTATGAGCGAGCAGACCATACGAACCGCCATCGTGGACGAAGCCCTGACTTGGCTCAGGACGCCTTATCTCCTGCGCGGGCGCGTCAAGGGTGCAGGCTGCGATTGCGGCTCGTTTCTGATGTGCGTTGCGGTCGCCCTCGGATTGATGGGCGATGCGGAACTCGGTGTTTACCACTCAGATTGTTGGATGAACTGGACGAGTGAGGAATACCTGAAAAAGGTTCTCGCGGTTACGGCCAAGGTACTTGAGTCCATTTCCTATCGGACCGGCGCTGGATTTCCTCTCGCTCCTGGCACGCTGGTTTTGACTCGCGCCGCCGGATCGAAATACTTTAATCACGGCGGGATCGTGGTCAAGTGGCCGCAAATTATCCATGCCGTTGTGCCATGCGTGGAACTCGCTGACGCGACGACGCATCACCTGTGGACCTACAAAACCATCGCCGCTTTCGACTTCAAGCGGGTCATTGACGCGCCATGATGGGAGGCAAGTCCAATTCGCTGACGCGGATGTATCTCGCTGGCCTTCAGGCGCAGTCCTCCGTCTATGGTTCGACCATTCCAGTCATCTACGGCGTGACGAAGACCACGCCGCTTCTCATTTGGCTTCCGGGCGAATGGTTGCGCGCTGGCGCTGGCCTGGGCCAGAAGAAATCAAAGTCTAAGGGCGGCACGAATTACATCAACAATGCGGACTTCCTGATCGGGCACAACCCCATCGCTGGCGTGCTTCGCATGTGGTACAACAACGCGGGCCGTGGACTTAACTTCGTAAAATACAGCCACGTTTGGACCTCGAGTTCTGGAGGGTTTAGCCTTACCATTCCAGATTCAAACTTTTACTTTCTGCTTGCGGTCACGGCAGACGTTAATTATGGCGTCACGTTTAATGACTATGGGGGACAGGGCTCGGAAACTCTCACGGGCACATTTGAGATGCCCCTTTGGAATGTGAACTATGCAGGTCCCGATCCAACCAATCAATCTGGGTACAGAAATTTCCCCGCCGTCTATCAGTGGATTCCCTACAGCGGTCCCACCGTAAACTTCCCAGCCGGCGCGGTTTTGAACATCCCCAATTTGGGAACGAATCTTCATTTTTACTATGCCCAGCTCGTCGGCGGGGTGGTGCCCTGCACTTCGCTGCGCTTGACGTTTGAGCCGCAACTCGGCGATGGAAGCTCTTACGGGGATTCTGGCGAGCAGATCATCTATCCCCCCTACGCGGGGCTCTGGTCAACCGATCTCGACATGGGTGCGGGCGGCGCGGCTCCCGCCATCGCTCAAGAAACCGCTGGCTCATTTCTCATAAATCCGCCATACGGCGATGCCGACTATGCGGACATGATCGAGGACATTTTCAAGAGTGGTCCCGCGCAAGCCGGCACGGGCGCGGCCGTTGCATACGGTGACATTCACCACGGCCTCGCCTGCCTCGATTTTCCGGGCACAATCCAGAAGAAGTATGTTTTCGGAGGCGTGTTCGGATTCACGCAGGCGACATACGATCTACCAAACACGGCGGGGAACATTCTGATTGCCGCGTTTACATCAATAAATACAGGGCCAACGTTGGTTAGCGACACAGCGGGGAACGAGTGGACGCCGCTCGTAACCGGCACGACGGTATCTCAGGTCTGGTACTGCGTCGCCAAAGCGGCGCAGAGCAATACGATCACGTTCGGGGGAGCGCTCGAGAGCCAAGCTGTATTGATCGAGATAGGCGGCCTCGACACAATCGACAGCACTGCCGTTACAGTCGTGTCCCCAAGCAGTTCGTTTTCAGGGTCCGTTACAAACACCAACAAGCCGGGCGAGGATGCGCTTTCGCTTTCATTTATTCTGTATGAGACCGGAGGAATTCAAACGATCGCGGTTCCCACGCACTGGAACCGCATCGTGGCGGCTAATCAGGGTGTGAATCAGGCGATCCTTGTAGACTCTCGCGCCACCAAGCACCCCGGCACCTACCCGCTGGCCTATGCTGGCGTTGCAGGAATCAGCGGTGCCACGATTGTCACGATCAGCCTGAAGAATTCGCAGCCAAATACCTTCACGTCGCCGCTCGGGAACATCCTCGATGACGCGACCATGCAGGTGGCACGAAATCAGGCACGCGCTTACGGCTTGATTGGTTCGCTAAACATGGATTCGCAGAAGAAAGGTTCCGATTGGCTGACCGAACTCTATCAAGCCCTAAACGCCGCGCCGGTCTGGTCGGGGGATGTGCTGAAGTCCATCGCCTACGCAGAGGAAAGCGCGGTCGGGAACGGTGCGATTTACACTTCGCCCACGGCGTCGGGTCCGATTGCGAATCTCACGGAGAATGATTTCATCGCCGAGGGCACCGATCCTCCCGTTACAGTTGAGCGATCTGCTCAAGTGGACGCGCCGAACTTGCAACAGATTCAATGTCCGGTCAGGACCGGAGACATTTCCAACGCCGCCGACTATGCCGCATCCGTGGTTGCCGAGCCCGACAACGCTTCAATGTCTCTCTATGGCACACGCAAGGATTCGCCCAAAGTTTTCCAGTCGATTCAGTCCACCGCTGTCGCGAGAATGATACTCGGCATCATGGTTCGTACGGCGAACATTGTCCGTAATTCTTACAAGTTCAAAGTGCAGGCGAAGTGGGCTTTGCTTGAGGCGATGGACCTCGTAAAAGTCCCCATTCAATCCACAATGCCGGCGATTGATCCGGAGACGCCGATCAGTGGAACAATCACAGTGCGCCTAACGAGCGTGAGCGTGGATGACAAATTCGGCGTGGACTGTGAAGCGGAGCCATTCATTTTCGGGATGCGAACTCCGAACCTGCTCACGTCCTCCGTGCCTGCGCCAAGTGTTCCCGATACAAACGTCGATCCAGGGTTGGTCAATACTCCAATTTTCTTCGAGGCTACGCCTGGACTTTCCGGGCAGTCGATAAACGATATTCTTTGGATCATCACCAGCAACGCCAACAGTGCGGGAATTGATCCGAGCGGCAACCCGTACTCGCTATACGGCGGATGCATCCCAATGATTTCAACGGACGGTGGGGCAAGCTATAACCCGATTCTGCCGACACCCAGCTCTGTATTCGGGAACGCGACGACAGGCTTTACAGTTGGCGATTGGCCGGCAGCGGCCGATCCCGACACGACCAACGATCTGTCGGTAGACTTGACTCAAAGTTTGGGCGTCCTTGACGCCTATTCGGTTGCCGAGGAAGACAATTTTCTTTTCCCTTGTTACGTGGCGGGAGGCGGCGGCAATTCCGTTCCCTATGAACTGATGGCGTATGGCGTGGCGAATCTAACCGCAGCTTATAAATACACTCTGAAAGCGACCGGCGGCG